GTCTTCCCACTTGTCTAACTTGGCCTGGAACTCGCGCACATGGTAGGCAATAGCGTCCAGCGTTGGCTGGTGCGGCTTGAACAGATAGATGCGCAGCTTAGTGCCACGGTACAAGGTGCAGACCGCCCCCCATTTGGCCTCTAGGATATCCATCTGGGCCTGCAACTGGATCGGACCCTGGTACAGGGGCGGGGCATCCTGGGGTTCTATAGCGGTGAGCTTGGCCTCCAGTACACCCATGCCCCCAAGCGTGATCTCATCCCCATCCATGACGTAGATGCCACTGTCCGGATCATGCTTGATAACCTTGCCAGCGCCATCTGCGGTGCCGTCCAGGCTGCAGGCCAGCGGCAGGATCTTGTGCTGGAAGGCGGTGGTGTAGTCCAGGTCTAGGTTCTCCAGCCCCAGGCGCAGGCAGGCCTCGGTCAGAATGTGGCGCTCCATGACGTTGCCCCAGTCGGCTGCCTCTGCCTTGAACTCCGGCGGTGGCTCGCCCTTCATGGCCCCGATTGCCCGCGTCAAGCAGTCATTGGGCGACTGCCACGGGCTCAGGCCCATCAGTGCCGGCAGGATTGATGCCGATGCCTGGTCATTTCTCGTTACTTTACCGACCATGTTTTTTCTCCTCAATTAGGTGGTATTTGGCAAACCTCTTGCCATTCTCGTTGACCTGCTCAGTGACTATGTTGTGGCCCTGGGCGCGCAGGTCTCTGATCCTGGCGGCCAGACGCAGGCAGCCGCAGCCCTTCAATGCTTGAATTGGCGTGATTGGACCCCAATACAGCGCCGACAGAATCCATTTCTCTTGCGTAATCATGCCAGCACCTGCCGACATTTCCCGCAGTATTTTTTGCGCGGTTTCCATCTGACGGTGGCCGCGCAATTCTTGCACTTCATCCATAACGCTCTCCCTCCCTTAAATTGAAAATGTGGCCTGCTCATGCCATCACCATGACGAGCAGAACGTAGACCAGCAGGCTCACGACTGCGATGCCTATGCCGTCCCAGATGGCAGCTCTACGGGCCTGCTTGATAAAGATCAGCTTTCGCCGTGGTTCAAGGTGTTTGTAATCACGCATCTGCATTTTCGACTCCTCTAAATCTGGTTGTGCCATGCTCAAACCCATCCTCGTCTGTCGTAAACCAGACATGGACGTTCTCGCAGCGGTTCTGCTCAATCATTGATGCCTGGTAGCTAGCCGTGCAATCCTCGCAGAACCCCACTTTAGGGGCGGGCCTGTACTGCCTAGCGGCATCTAGCCAAAGCACATACTGCTCTTTGGTGCAACATTTCGGGGTTGGCCCCGAGAAACTAGTTGGTATTGCCATTGTTCTTCTCCTTTAGTTTGGCTTCGATGGCTTGAGCTAGTTCCATCTCCTGTGACCAACCTAATCGATAAATCTCGCCAATTTCCTCATCCGTCAGCCCAACCCATTCACGTCGATCTTTTACTGTTTCATCGACAGGTTCTTGCGATATGTCGCTGGCGTGTACAGGTTGCTTCTCTGCCTCTGCAATCGCTTGGCGTAGTGCTGTAGCGGCATTGTGGGTCTTGTAGCTGTCCCCGCCGTCAAGTGTTTCCAAAGCCTCCAGTGCCTGCTTCATCGCCTCTATGCTCATAGCCGCACTCCCATAACCATAGGTTTTGCAACGACTTCCATGTAGTCCTGATCCAGATTGATTGGCCTGTTGGTGGCCACAAAGGTAATCCCTCGGTTATACCCGTGGCTAACCTCTGGCTCCACCCGCTCGAGCTGGTCCAGGCGCTGGAGCAGCCGCAGGTGCTTGTAGGTGCCAGACATACTCAGACCGTGGTGGCCGGCAATCTCCACCGATGACCTTGGCCTGCGGCAGTAGGCCAGGATTCTCTGCTGCAAGTCACTTAACCTGGCGGGTAACTTCTCTTTGGTGGAGAGCAAAAGCACTCCACAGTGCGGGCATCTCTTCACTTTTTCTCCCCTTTGGTTATTGGCTGCACCTGGGAATTGCCGTGCAGGCTGGTCCACTTCTTCCTATTTTCGTTGTAGAGGAGGCCACCTAGCTTTGAAACCGTGTAGACCTCTCCCGTCCTGATCAAGATAAAACTATCGCCGGGTTTCATCATCTGACGCGTGTACCTCATGCCGCCCTCCTCAGAATTTCGCAGACCTGGCCATGACCCCAGACCGACTGCCCGGTGGCTGTCTGCACGCCACGCAGGGTGAGCTGCTGGGCAATGGCACGACTGGTTTTATGGCCTGCCTGCTGGATTGAAACGATGATGGGCATAACCCTGGAGTCAAAGGCAGCAGCAGAGGCCTTTTTAGCCTCTCCAGCGGCCTTGGCGCCGTTTCCCGGTGCTGGGCTACCCAGACGAGCGCCACGGGCCTTCTTGGCCTTCAGAGCGGCAGTGGTTCGTTGGGAGATAATCCGGCGCTCAAACTCGGCAAAGCTGGCCATCATTGTCAGCATGAGGCGGCCTGTGGGTGAGGCAGGGTCAATCTCGGGCAGGTCGATGAACCGGACGCTGATGCCGCTGTCAACGATTGACAGAATCATCTGGACGTCACGGGCCAGACGGTCAAGCTTGGCCACGACGAGGGTAGCCTTGTGCTGCTTGCAGGCAGCTAAGGCCTTGGCAAGCTCTGGGCGGGTAGCGCAGGAACCTGACTCTACCTCGGTAAAGGTAAGGTCAGGGGCGGTCTTTAGGAAGGCCTGCACGGCCTCCTGCTGGGCTTCCAAGCCAAGGCCAGACTGGCCCTGCTTGTCGGTACTGACACGGTAGTAGGCGATGAACATTGATCTCTCCTGGGAGTAGTGAATGGAACAGTTATGATTCTAGAGATATCTCTGGCCCTGTCAATGGGGTAATCATCAGACTTTCTTACCTGTTGCAAACGGATAGGTAAGTGAGATATCTTATGTTGTATGGATGAGACACCTTACAAGGGTTTTTACATACGGTTGCGGCCAGAGGCGCGCAAGCTTCTGGACCAGGCGCAGGAAGCCACAGGCAAAGCCAGGGTGGACATTATCCATGACCTGATCTACGAGAACCTGGTGCGGTTCCAGAGCCTTGAGGAGCGCCTAGACAAGCTTATCGCGGGCAGGCAGGTATGAACGGGCGGGGAGCTAGGTCCAAGGGCGCTAGGGGCGAGAATGAGCTGGCGCAGATGATGTCAGACGAGCTGGGGTTTATCGTCAAGAGGAAGCTTGGGCAGGCCAGGGACGGTGGTGACGATATCCAGGTGGGTAAGTTCAGGATTGAGGTCAAGCGCAGGGAGGCATTGCGCCTGGATGACTGGTGCGAACAGATAGAGAAGGTCTGTGGGCCGGCAGAGGTGCCAATCGTGGCCTACAGAAGGAATGGGCAGCCTTGGCGAGCAGTGGTGCCGATGGCATGGCTTATCAAGCAGATCAGAGAGGGCCATGAGCAATGAGGCGTTACGGTGCCATGCTTGCGGGGAGTTTCACCAGAATGCTCGCCTGGTCAAGACGGAAGACGGCAGGCAACTGGGCCTACAGTCAGAGGAATTCAGACGTTATTGTGAGGCCAAGTGGGTCTTGGGGAAGTACAGATCGAAGCTCACCAGGCGGAAGTACTTGGCTAACGTCCAAACCACCCGGAATCAAAAAGCAGCGGTAGAGCTGCGAGAGGAAATGTTAAGGATATGGACGTATCGGAAAGCAAAGAATTCCGACTCCCCCCGTGGCTAAGAGAGATCAAGAAGGCACCCGAGCAGGACCGCAGAATCTACGCAGTTGTTCCCAGCAGAGTAGTCAAAGACAGAACAATCAGGCCAACAGCTGTCCGCGTACTGGTAGCCCTGGCAAGCTACGCCAACCCCGCGGGCATAACCTGGGTAGGCACCGCTAGAGTCGGCAAAGACCTCGGGGTCTCAGGCACCGCGGTTAGAAAGCAGCTCAGCATCCTGAAGCACCGCGGCTATGTCGAAGTGGTCAGCCCGCACTACGGTAGAGAAAAGGCAGCTACCAGGCGCATCATCTTTGACCCGGAGATCTCAGCCCAAGACGCCATCATTATGAATTCCAACAAGGAAGACTGCCGGCCACCAGACCAGATCAGAAAGGAAGCAAAAGCTATGGCACGCAAGAAAGCAGCAGCAGCAAGCAGTGAAACAGTTGCAGAAAAGTGTAGTTTACATAATAAAGAGGAACTCAACCCAGTTGCAGAACCAGAGAGGCTGACAGTGGAGGAAGGAACTAGGGTGTTTGGGAATGTAGTCAATGAGGCCGAGCTGGGCCTGATCACGCTGGCTCTGGAGCTGGGTGCTACCCGTGGGATGCTGGAGGTCTGTGCCTGCGCTGGGGACCGTGTAGGTGCGCTGAAGGTGCTAGTCGGTAGGCTGGACCGTGCTTGTCGGTGACCCAAAGGTTCGTTTGGCTGGCGCACAACTACCCAGGGGGGTGACTTGCCTGGGCCTGCAGCGAGGAGGCACCCTTTGCCCCCCCCGGGTCTGCGATATAGCGTGGGGACCTCTCTCAATTTTTCCTCCAGTTTTTGCCGGAGTCTCAATTTTTCCCCAGGTTTTTCTTTTTTTTAGGAGGTTTTTATGATTATGAGTTACAGAGCGGAGTTGGAGGAAGGTTTGAAGCAGTGGGTGCTGAGGATGTTGCGGGAGGGGTATTCGGTGGAGAGTATTGCTGAGGCGATGATGTCGCAGAAGGTGAAGCTCATTCAGACATCTGAGTATATTGTTGCGATGAAGGAAGCTAGTCAGGCACCTTAAACCACAGCTGCAGTCCCTTTTACCCAAAACGCCCCCTACCCCAATAAGGAGTATGGAACAGGTGGGCTTTACCCCCGGATAAACCGGACCTCAACTGGAACGGATTGGGTACCGTTACCCCTCGGCTATGAGGTTACGCCTGCCGCAGGATTGTTACGGATTTGCACCGGGTCACAAACATCGTGCCTTACCTGTACCCTTTTCTTCCACGCCGGGGGGTTGCCCGCTTAGTATCGCCTGGAGTGCGTAGGGCTTAGAATACATCAGTTGCAATTAGTTCCGCAACCCTTATACTTCAATTTCACTTAATGGAGGTGGCATATGCCCTACGAGAAAAGACCTTGTACTGGAACTTTGTTCTACAACAACAAGGGAGACAATGAGAGGAGGCCAGACATGAAGGGTACGCTGGTTCTCGATACTGGTCTGGAGGTGGAAATCTCTGCCTGGAAGAAGACCTCAAAGAATGGCAATGAGTTCTTGAGCTTGAAGTTGGGGAACTATACCCAGCCTCGGCAGTCTGCCCATGACCAGGCCAAGAGCAATGGATATCAACCCCAGGGTTCTATAAACGATCTCAAAGACGATATCCCCTTCTGATGCCCAAGAGTCCTAGACTTGCCAACCAGATCCCCAGTCTGAATGGCTGGGGTGGTGTCAGAGCTGCCAAGAACAGGCTGTCTCGTTCTGATACGCTGATCCAGAACCGGGAAGCGGTGGCTTATGCCTTGCTGTGTATGGCTAACACCAAGATCACAGACATTATGAGCTGGGATGCTGCTGGCAATATTCAGGTCAAGGCTAGCGACCAGATACCAGAACACGCCCTGCAAGCCATAAAGACCATCAAGCAGAGGACTGACAAGGATGGCAACTCGTTTCTGGACATAGAGATGTTCGATAAGGTTGGAGTGCTGCGGCTACTGGCCAAGGCCTCTGGCCTGTTGGATGGCCCCGAGACTGAGGGTGATAAACCCTCGGTGATTGGGATTAACGTGCAGGCACCCATAGAGGTGCAAGCAGAGGAGAAAAGATGACAGAGAACAACAAGTATTGGGGGCTAGGGGTTATTACCGGGGTAGTGCTGACCAGCCTGATTGCCATTGGGCTGGCCAAGATGCGGGTGGAGCCACCAGAGGTGCCAATGCCGCAGACGGTCATTGATGCCTACAATCTGGGGATCAAGGATGCGCTTAGGACAAATCCACCAGCCCCAGACCTTGAAGACGCCTGCCTTGCCCTTTGGGCCAAGCAACAATGATGATGGTCCAGCCAGCGGTGACCCGGCATGAAGACTAAAGAGCAGTCACCCAAGACCGTCGCTGGCATAAACCTAGACTTCCGCTCTAGTCCAGAAGTTTACAGGTTCCTGCAGAGCAATGCCTTCGTCCGGGGGCTAATGGGGCCAGTGGGGTGCGTAGCACCAGAGACCGAAGTCATAACAGAGTTTGGCCCAATGCCCATTTGGAAGATAGATCGGCCAATGCGCGTTCTATCTTGGAACGATCAGACAGGTCAATTCCAGCTTTCTTGGTGTGGTGGCTCGTTCCCAAAAGGTACCGACTATCTACTCCAAGTTTCAACGCAGCAAGGAGAATTTGTCGCATCCTCACATCACCAGATTTTCTGCGCTGACCGTAGCTATCAACGAGTGGACAATCTCCGATCTGGCGACGCGGTTTACGCAACTTCTCGTGACCCGATGGAGACATTAGCTTCTCTTTTCCAGAAATCGTATCCGCAAGATGATCTGCATTCGATTCAAACAAGCGTAAGTTCTCTGGCGAGTTATGCAGCGTTAGCCCGTCAATATGGTCAACAACTTCTGAAGGAAGAAGGTATCGACCTAGCTTTTGTTCCATCACAAACCGATGCTCGTACATTAGCTTGGTTTCCCGGTTTGTCCTCTGCCTGGCATATGGGTGGTCATTTGGCACAGTTATCAACACATATCCATCAGGGTCTACTCTCCGGCCTGAAACAAATTGGTGGTTTCTTGCGCCAGCTCTTGCCCCACCAGAAAGCCTGGGCAGACCAAGGCGTATCTGGGTTCTACCAACCCACTTTGCACTCGCACCAACCATGGCTGCAATCTCAGCCCGAGACCTCACACCATCAGAAAGATCAATTACCCGCTGAACCCTACTATCCTCATAAGCCCTCATTATCTTCCTCCATATCCAAAAGAGACATTATCTCAATTGTCAGGCAGGATCACAAGCGTTCTTACTGGGATATGCAGGTTCTGGATACTCATAATTATGTGACCGTCGATGGCAGCATCCACCACAATAGCGGCAAGTCATACGCTTGTGCTGCTGAAATTATGCTTAGGGCAGTCAAACAGGCACCTAGTCCGATAGATGGAATTAAATACACCAGGTTTGCGATAGTCAGAAACTCTTACCCGATGCTCAAGACCACCACGATTAAGACGTGGTTGGATCTTTTCCCGGAGGCTACCTTCGGGCCTATGCTCTGGACGCCGCCCATTACGCATCACATTAGGTTGCCTAGCCGTGGGGATGCCGCTGGTATTGACTGCGAGGTGATTTTCCTGGCGCTGGACCAACCGAAAGACGTGCGAAAATTGCTGTCCCTTGAGCTTACAGGCGCATGGGTAAACGAGGCCCGAGAACTGCCAAAAGCAGTGATCGATGGCCTCACCCACCGGGTTGGCCGGTATCCCACGAGGCGTGATGGTGGCGCTACCTGGCACGGCATCTGGATGGACACCAACCCAATGGACGATGACCATTGGTGGTTCCGCATGGCAGAAAAAGAGCGGATGTCTGGCGAGTACGCCTGGAAGTTCTTCAAGCAGCCAGGTGGCATTGTTACCGTTGACCCGGCAGATTTGCCAGAAAACCCAGAGGCCCAGGACCATATCTTCGCTGCCGGCAAGTGGTGGAAGCTAAACCCCAAGGCCGAGAACATTGGCAACCTGCCCTCGGGTTACTACCAGCAGATGCTGATGGGCAAGAATCTGGACTGGATACGCTGTTACGCGGCAGGCGAGTACACTTATGTGCAGGAAGGCCGCCCCGTCTGGCCTGAATACGACGATTCAATTATGTCAGGCGAGGTCGAATACGATCCATCTACCCCCCTTCAGGTGGGTCTAGACTTCGGCCTGACACCCGCAGCTATCATTGGGCAGCGCTTAGCCAATGGCCGCTGGCAGATACTGCATGAGATTGTCACCTTCGACATGGGGCTCGAGCGTTTCGGCCAGCAGCTCTTGGCTGAACTGAACTCACGGTTTCCGAAATCCCAGATCATTCTCTGGGGTGACCCAGCCGGTATGCAGCGCGATGCTATCTACGAGGTCACAGCCTTTGACCACTTGAGAACCCTGGGGCTCAGAGCGCAGCCAACGCACAGCAATGACTTCAAGGTCAGGCGGGAGGCTGCGGCCATGCCGATGCAGCGACTAATCGCTGGCAAGCCAGGTCTCATTGTGAACAGGGAATGCAAGCTCCTCCGCAAGTCACTGGCCGGCGGTTATCATTTTAAGCGAATTGCCATAGGGGCGGGCCAAGAAAGATTCCGCGACGCACCAAACAAGAATGAACACTCGCACTGTTTTGTTGCCGGCACCAGGGTAAGCACCCCTGATGGACAGGTGCCGATTGAATCTATCAAGGTCGGTGATTATGTCAATACCCCTGCCGGCCCAAGACTGGTGACGGCCACCATGTCCAGAGAAGTGAGCAAGTTGGTCGAGCTTACCTTCGGGGATGGAAGGGTTTTAATCTGCACAAAAGACCACCCATTTATCACCAATACTGGTGTATGTATTGCTGATGCGTTAGATAGTTCTAGTCTGTTTTTTAATGAGGAAGCAGCAAAGACAGAAAAACCAAAACCTGTGGTATGGCTTGCAAGAAAAAGGTACTTTCAGAATACCGCAAGAGTCTACGATCTAACGGTGGATGACCAGCACCAGTTCTACGCCAACGGGATTCTTGTCCACAATTGCGGCGACGCTTTTGGCTACTTACTTTTAGGTGGCGGTGAACACCGCAGACTGACCAAGACTCCGCTGGGGGCGTCAGGCCAGTTCATAGGTCAGGCCCAGGCCACAACCGACTTCGACATCTTTGCTTGAGATCATAGATTTCAAATCCAGGCATAGCCCTTACATTGGGGATGACGTGCCAATAGAGGTCACAAGGAAACTGGCCAGGGGCGGGCCATGCAAAACCATTAAGCTTGATAAGAAATATCTGGCCGCTGTTGGCTTGTACCAGCTACATCCCAAGGCTGCAGAAGCTTGGATGCTGGTTAACCCTAAATATCGACATAGCCATGCAAAGACTGTTTTGAAGACTGTGAGATATCTCTTGGACTCTTTTCAGATATCGGAAGGGTTTACTCGGGTGCAGATCGTTGTAAAATCGAGACACGCAAACTTCGTCAGATGGTCTGAACTTCTTGGGTTTGAGTTTGAGGGTATTGCCAGGATGGCGGCAGAAGACGGGGATGATTTGATTTTAATGTCCAGACTTCGATAGGAGATTCTAATGGCCGCTGCTCTTCCATTTGTTACTGCTGCCGCTGCGGTTGCCGGCGCAGCTCAAGCACGTCAAGCTAGAAAACAAGCAGGTCAAGCGCAGGCTCAGGCCGCTCAAGAGGCGCAAGTTGCCCAGCGGCAAATGGACCAGCAGATTGCTGCCCAGCAAGAGCAGGCCAGGGTTGCTAGGGACAGGCTGCAGGCTGAAACCGCAAGGGCGGCAGAAGAAAAGGCTACCCTTGAGGCCCAGGTTCAAAAGCGGTCTCAGGAGCTGGAGACTGCCCAGCGCGAGATGGCAGAGCGCGAGTCAGGCAGATTGAGGGCCACCCGCAGATCTGGTCGGCGGTCTTTACTGTCTCAAGAGCGCCTAGCCCCAGAGCTGGGATTGGGAGCCGGCGGTACCAATTTAACCCAAATGATGTGAGGACAATATGCCAGACAAATCCAAGATGCAGAAAAAAGTGGCTATGGTTATGCGCGAGTATTCCAAGGGCAAGCTGAAATCTGGCTCTGGCGGCAAGGTCAAGTCTGAGCAGCAGGCCAAGGCGATTGCCATGAGCGAGGGCCGCAAGGCGGGTGGCTACAAATGAAAGCCGGCCTCTACAGTAATATTCACAAAAAGCGCGAGCGCATTAAAAAGGGTTCTGGCGAGAAGATGCGTAAGCCTGGGACTGAAGGTGCGCCCACGGCAGAGGCATTCAAGAAGGCAGCTAAAACTGCCATGAGAGCCAAAAAATGAGCGGGTGGCTCGCGGTGATAGTTTTTTGCATTGGGGGTCAGTGCAAGTTTCTGGCTAACACTAGCGATCTATATGCCACCGAGCAGGAATGCTCTGAGCGAGTTTTTGAGATGGAAGAGAAAATTAAAGCGCATGGGATTGAGTTCACCGTCCCGGGCTGCATACCCGTAAGGCTAAGGAGCGTATGAGCCTAGAGGTTGAGCGTGAGTCACTGACCACGGCCAGCCGGCACGTTACGCCAAGCTTTGGCAAGCGTGATGGCAGCCATGTGCTGGTTGATTTTTCGGAACCATTTCCGAATATTGATATCAATCACTACAGGTTGCATGAGGGGCGGGCGTATTACGCCTACAAGTTGCACCCAGATGCCGCAAAGCTAGCAACTTCTACGAGCATTGATATAGCTATTGCATTTCCGGCTAGTGTGTACGCGCACGCTGTAATGACATACCAGTGCGGCGGCGAGGCTGAGTTCTATATTTACGAGGGCGCAACCACCTCTGGCGGTACGGCCATGACGCTGCACCGCAGGAATCGATACTTGACCGCTGCCAGCCAGGGCGCTGCCGTTTTGAATCCGACTGTTAGCAATGCCGGCACCGAGATATATGCCGAGTTCATTTCTAGCGGGCAGGGTGGTACTGGAGCTGGTGGCGCTGGCTTTACTTATGAGTTTGTGCTTAAACCGTTAACCACCTATTTGTTGCGACTGACCAATGTTAATGGGCAGTCTCAAATGGCAGAGCTGAGGATTGACTGGTATGAGTGAGCCCATTAAAGACCCAGAAGGTGGACTGACCGCTGCTGGCCGCCGGTACTTTAAGCGCAAAGAGGGCGCTGACCTCAAGCCTGGGGTAAAGGGCGCGGCAGATACGCCTGAGAAGATGAGAAGGAAAGGAAGTTTCCTTACCCGGTTTTACACCAACCCAAGCGGGCCTCTGACAAAAGATGATGGTGAGCCCACCCGCCTCGCACTGGCAGCTAGAGCTTGGGGAGAGCCCGCCCCTACGAACAGTTCTGCTGCTGCTCGACTGGCCGCAAAAGGCCGTAACTTGCTAAAGCGATACGAGGCGCAGAAGAAAAATGGCTGAAATCTACGACAAGAACACCAAGTACATGGGCAAGAAGTTGCCCGTGGAAGATATCGTACGCAGGGCAGAGGTTGCTCAGCGCCGCAAAGATCTGTTTGAGGAACTCTACCGGGATGCCTACGAGTTCGCCCTGCCGCAGCGTCAGCTCTATGGCTACTGGGAAGGAAACTCTCAGGGCCAGAAGAAGATGACCAGGGTCTTTGACTCCACGGCCATCACTTCTACCCAGCGGTTTGCCAACCGTTTGCAGTCCGGCATCTTCCCTCCCCAGCGCAAGTGGTGCCGGCTTGAGCCCGGTATCGACATCCCAGATGACCGCAAAGCGCAGGCCCAGGCAGTGCTGGACCTGTACAACGAAAAGATGTTCGCCGTGCTGAAGCAGTCGAACTTTGACATTGCTATTGGCGAGTTCCTGCTAGATCTTGCCGTCGGTACTGCCGGGATGCTGGTGCTGCCGGGTGACGATGTTAACCCGGTAAACTTTATCCCCGTGCCGATGTTCCTGATTTCTTACGAGGAAGGCGCCAACGGCCAGGTCGATAAGGTCTACCGCAAAATGCGGATGAAGGCCGAGGCCATCACCCAGCAATGGCTGGATGCCGAGATTCCCGTCGAAATGAAGCAGCGCGTCGAGCAAAAGCCAACCGACGAGATTGAGTTGCTGGAGGCGACGATCTATGACCCAGAGCGCGGCGACTGGTGCTATCACGTTATCGACAAGGCAAGTAAGCAGGAGATTGTCTACCGGCGCTACAACGGCAATCCTTGGGTGATCTCGCGCTACATGAAGGTGGCCGGCGAGGTTTATGGCCGTGGCCCGCTACTCACCGCCCTTCCTGATATCAAGACGCTGAATAAGACGCTAGAGCTGCTGCTCAAGAACGCTAGTCTGGCTGTGGCCGGTATCTACACCGCCGCAGACGATGGTGTGCTGAATCCACAGACGGTCAAGCTTCTGCCTGGTGCCATCATCCCAGTGGCCAGAAATGGTGGACCACAAGGGGAAACCCTAAGGCCATTGCCCAGGTCTGGTGACTTCAACGTGAGCCAGATCGTGATTAACGACCTCCGGCAAAACATCAAGAGAGTGCTGTTGGATGAGTCCCTGCCGCCAGACAATATGAGCGCCAGGTCGGCGACTGAGGTGGTGGAGCGCATGAAGGAGCTGGCCCAGAACCTGGGTAGCGCATTCGGTAGACTGATCAACGAGACAATGGTTCCCTTGGTGTCTCGCATTTTGCAGGTTATGGACGATAAGGGCATCATTGATCTGCCCCTGCGGGTCAATGGCCTGGAGGTCAAGGTTTCTCCCGTGGCCCCGCTGGCTATGGCGCAGAACATGGAAGAGGTCAATGCCATCCTCCAGTTTATGCAGATCACCGCAGCGATGGGCAATGAGGGGCAGTTAGCCATTAGGCAGAGCGATGCCATTGACTTCATTGGTGACAAGCTTGGGGTGCCTGCCTCGGTGCGGACAACCGCTGCCGAGCGGGCATACCTGATTGAAGAGCAGCGAAAGCTGATGATGCAGGACCAAGCGATGATGGCAATGGCTGGTCAGCAACAGGCTGTTGCAGAGAACCAGCAGGCCGCAGTTACGCCTGACCAAGCGATGGGAGCTGCCTAGTGGCCGGATGGGAAGATATTGATGCGATGCAACAGGCGTTTGCAGCGCCACCTGTTAACGAGATAGACAAACTGTGCCAACGGGTTTTCGGCACGGAAGAAGGGCAGAAGCTGCTGAAGTGGCTGAGAGATCAGACAGTTGAGCAGCCATGCTGGAGCCCAGGCTCAGATGCGAGCGTTGGGTATTTTTTGGAAGGGCGATGCAGTCTCATTAAAGAGATTGAAGCCCGCGTTAACAGAGCAAGGAACCCATGAGCGAAGAGAACCAAGTAGTCGAGCCCAGTGAACCTACTGGCTTACTCGATGGAGTAGAAGCCACCGAGGAGAGCCAAGATTCCGCACCAAAGCAAGAAACCATTGAACACCGGGCAGTAGACTCAATCCCGGACGATGAGCCACTAGAGCGGCCAGACTGGTGGCCGGAGAACTTCTGGCGCAAAGACGAGAACGAACCTGACCTAGAGGCGATTGCCAAGAGCTGGACTGATATGCGAAAGATTGTCAGTCAGGGCAAGCACAAAGCGCCGCCAGATGGGAAGTATGACACCTCAGTGCTTGGTGATAATATTGCAGCAAACCCATTGGCCGAGCCGGTGATTGAGTGGGCAAAAGAGCATGGGATAAGTCAGGCCGCATTTGATGCATTGGTAACCAAAGTCACCGATATATCCGCCACTCTCGCGCCGCAAGATTCCACCGATGTTGCCGCTGAGATCAAGTCTTTGGGGCCAAATGGCCAAGCCATCATCAATGGCATGGTGAACTGGGCCAGAGGTCTGGTGGCCAAGGGAGTCTGGGGGCCAGAAGACTTTGAGGAGTTCAAGGTTATGGGCGGCACGGCCAAGGGCATCAAAGCGCTGCAAAAGGTGCGCGAGGCATACGAGGGCCGCATTCCTGTAGAATCAGCTCCCATTGAGGGTGCGATGTCTGATGAGGAATTGCAGTCTATGGTCGGTGACCCCAAGTACCTGACCGATACAGCTTACCGCAAGAAAGTAGAGCGTTTGTTCGCTCAACGGTACAACTAGTCTCCTCCCCCCTGTCTCAGGGTTAACCCGGCCTAGTGCCGGGTTTTTTTTACTTGTTGCATTTCTACAACAGGGGGGAATATAATTGGCTCAAGGCTAATTCAGATATCTCTGAACCCTTGATTGTGGTAGTCCACAGGCTGGCACCCTACTGCAAGCAAGACGGCCCGAGCAATCGGCTAACCGGCAGGCGAGAAACTTACTTTTTAATTTTCTCGAAAGGAAAACAAAATGGCTATTCAGTTATCCACAGCCTTTGTGACCCTGTTCGATGCCGAGGTTAAGCAAGCGTATCAAGGTCAATCCATGCTACGCGGCGCCGTCCGGCTTCGCTCGGGTGTCGAAGGTTCTACCTATAAGTTCCCCAAAGTTGGACGCGGTGTTGCCCAGGTTCGGGTTCCCCAGTCTGACGTGTCTCCCCTCAACGTCGCCTACTCTCAGGTGACCGCGACTCTGCAAGACTGGATTGCCGCTGAATACAGCGACATCTTCATGCAGGCCAAGGTTAACTTTGACGAGCGCCGTGAGCTGGTGCAGGTTCTTTCCAACGCTATTGGCCGCCGCCATGACCAGTTGATTCTTGACGCGCTCAACGCATCAAGCACTTCGCTGTCTGTCGGTACCAACGTCGGTGGTACTGCTACTAACCTCAACGTAGCCAAACTGCGCGATGCCAAGGGCCAGCTTGATGCCAAGAATGTGCCGATGGGCGACCGCCATGTCATCATCCACGCCTCTGGCTTGCAGTCTCTCTTGGGTGAAACCTCTGTTACCAGCTCTGATTTCAACACGGTCAAGGCTCTGGTGCAGGGCGACATCAATACCTTCTTGGGCTTTACCTTCCACGTCTTGGGTGACCGTGACGAGGGCGGCCTGCCTAAGCCTTCTACCCGTACTTCTTTTGCGTTCCACAAAGATGCAATTGGTATGGCCGAGGGTATTGCTCCTAAGACCGAGATCAATTACATCCCCGAGAAGACTTCCTTCCTGGTGGCCTCCATGTTCTCTGCCGGTGCCGTTGCGATTGACGATGAGGGTATCGTCAAGATCAGCACCACAGAAGCTTAATGAAAGGAGCATAGATCATGGCTTTTGACAAAGAAGGTTTAAACCTAGTCGCTGGCTCTAAGCGCGGCAAGGCTCCGCAAATTTGGGCCTATCGCACGAATGACCTAGTAACGGCTGTTGACGGTGCCGGTTATTTTGACAACGGCAATACGACCAATACCGGGATGCGTAACAGCATGAACGTGGGCGATTTGATTTATGTCCACGCCAATGCTGCTGGCACCACCCCGACTTATGGTCTTGTTATTGTGACATCAAACACATCTGGCATCATTGATGTGACAAATGCCACAGCCTTGGGTGCAATCGATTCCGACTAATTTTGCCGGTTGAGTACACTCAGAAGCATGGGGGCTGCGCCATAGTATGTGGTTCAGCC